CTCAATATAGGTCAATAGGGACTGATGAAAATGGAAATCCATTTATACAATTAAATGGTGACCATCCAAATATATCAAAATATGTAAGAGTTGAAGTTATTAACACCACACCTGATTATTTAGATGAAAATGGTGATGTTAGAATACCTGCTCAATCTGCTTCTTTACCAGCACCTGATAGTGGTTCAGATGGAGGTTCATTCGCTGGTGGTTCTGATGGAACAGTAACTCATCCAATGTTATTCAATGAAAATATATCAGAAAATAGTTCTCAAGGTTTAGACCCAAGTACTGATGGTGGTGCGGCTGGATATGATGAATATATAAAAGCATTAAAATTATTAAATAACGCTGATGAATATGATTTTAATTTATTATTAATGCCAGGAATTTTAGAAAATGTACATGGTGGAGTTGTCACAAAAGCAATTGATATATGTGAAGATAGAGGCGATTGTTTTGTCATAATCGACCCAGTGGGATACGCTAGTAACCCAACAGCTGCTAAACTTAGGGCAGAAACAAGAAATACAAGTTATGGTGCTATGTATTGGCCGTGGGTTCAAGTACCAGACAATCAATTAGGTAAAAATGTTTGGGTACCGCCTTCTGTTTCTGTAGCTGGTGTTTATGCATTTAATGATAAAGTATCTCACGAATGGTTCGCACCTGCTGGTTTAAATAGAGGTACTTTAGATACTGCTAAAAGAGCAGAAAGAAAATTAACTCAGTCAAATCGTGACGAAATGTATGATGCTAATTTAAATCCAATTGCAACATTTCCTGGTCAGGGTGTAACAATATTCGGACAGAAAACATTACAGAAAAAAGCATCTGCACTTGATAGGGTTAATGTAAGACGATTACTAATTAGAGTTAAGAAATTTATTGCAAGTAGTTCAAGGTTCTTAGTATTTGAACAAAACACTGCTACAACAAGAAGAAGATTCTTGGATATTGCTAATCCATTCTTAGAAACAATTCAATCACAAAGTGGATTGAGTGCATTCAGAGTGGTGATGGATGAAACGAATAATACACCAGATACGATTGATAGAAATTATTTGGTAGGACAATTATTCTTACAACCTACAAAAACTGCTGAGTTTATTGTGTTAGACTTTACAATACAGCGTTCAGGTGCAACATTCCCAGAATAATTTGATGATTTTTAATGTTTTTCTATATTTATATATAGAAAATATGTAACCATATTATAAAGTAATAGGAGAAATTTAATGGCTGAAATGTTAGAACCACAAGATATTATGTTTACCCCTTTTGAGCCGAAACTCAAAAATAGGTTTATAATGAATATTGATGGTATACCCGCTTATTTAATCAAAACAGCGAACAGACCAAATTTAGAGTCTGACGAAGTTATTCTTGAACACATGAATGTTACAAGATACATCAAAGGAAAATCAAGATGGCAACCAATTGATATCACATTATATGATCCAGTAGTTCCTTCAGCTGCTCAAGCAGTTATGGAGTGGGTAAGATTACACCACGAATCAGTAACTGGTAGAGATGGTTACTCAGATTTTTATAAGAAAGATGTGACATTTAATATGTTAGGTCCTGTTGGTGATGTAGTTGAAGAGTGGAAGTTAAAAGGTTGTTATATCCAAACCGCTAATTTTGGTGATTTGGATTTTGCTACAAGTGACCCTGCAGAAATCACATTGACACTAAAATATGATTATGCAATACTTCAATTCTAATTGATAAACATAAAATATAAGTAAAAAACCCTTAATAATGAAGAAATATTGAGGGTTTTTTTATTTTTATATATATTTATATATGAGGTTATATGAAAACAACATTTGAAGAAATAATTAAACAAGTTTTAGAACATGAGGGTGGTTATGTAAACGACCCAAATGACGCTGGTGGTGAAACCAATTTTGGTATAGCTAAAAGATGGTATCCCAATGTCGATATAAAAAATCTTACCAAAGAACAAGCCAAAAAAATATATCATCAAGATTATTGGAGACCAGCCAAATGTGATGAGGTGCCTCCCAAGTTAAGACATATTTATTTTGATATGTGTGTTAATTTTGGTAGAAGAGGGGCTGTAAAGGTTTTACAACAAGCTGCTAATTCTAAAAATAAAAATAAGATAGATGTAGATGGTGGAATCGGGCCAGCTACACTAAAAGCAATACAAAATCTAAGTGTGGATAGAGTAAGGGCTTACAGAGTTTTACGATTCGCTAACATAGTTATAAACAAACCAAATCAAGAAAGATTTTGGTTAGGTTGGTTCAGAAGAGCCACCGAAGTTTAAATTAGGAGAAATTAAAATGTCAACAAGTAACGAATTATATGAATCAATAGAAGCAGCATTTGAGGATTTTCAAGAAAACCATAAAAAATTTGTAAGTAAAGGTGTAAAAGCCGCTGGTACAAGAGCTAGAAAATCTCTTGGTGAAATAAAAAAAATGGTTACAGCATATAGACAGGCATCTGTATCTGAATCAAAATCATAGGAGTTAAAAATGGCAGAAGAAAATAAATTTCCAAGTGAAATGATAGATTTACCAAGTAAAGGTAAATGTTATGATGAAAAACATCCTTGTTCAAGTGGAAAAATTGAATTGAAATATATGACTGCTAAAGAAGAAGATATTCTTACATCAGCTAACCTTATAAAAAAAGGTATCGTAATTGATAGATTGTTAGATTCACTTATCTTAACAAAAGGTGTTTCAACTGATGATTTAATAGTTGGTGATAAAAATGCACTTATGGTAGCAGCTAGAATTTTGGCTTATGGTCCTGAATATACTTGTGAGGTTACAAATCCAAATACTGGTGAGGTTGCAGAATGCACATTTAATTTAGCAGATTGTCCATTTAAAAAGATTGATGAAAAATTAACAGGAAGTGATACATTTTCAGTTACATTACCTATATCAAAAAAATCAGTAAAATTTAGACTATTAACAGGTAAACAAGAAAAAGATATAGAAAACGAAATTAAAGCATATAAAAAATTAGATGCTAATGTGTCTAAAGAATTAACAACTAGATTAAAACATGTCATAGTAGAAGCGGATGGTAGTACAGATAGGTCAGACATTAATAGTTTTGTTGATAATATGTTATCAAGAGATTCTTTATTTTTAAGAGGTGAAATTACTAAAGCTTCACCAGACATAGATTTAACTCAAGAAATTGATATAGGAGGAGAAATGGTCACGGTTACAATACCGATGACCTCCAACTTTTTTTGGCCTTCAGCCGGGCAATAGAAAAGATATCCACCAACAAATATTCCAATTAGTATATTATGGTAAAGGTTTTACTCATAATGATGTATACTCTATGCCTATTTATTTAAGAAATTTCTACTTTAAGGAATTACTAAATTCCAAAAAAGAAGAGAAAAAACAAATGGATAGTGCAAATAAAAAACAATCCCCACAAGTAAAGAGACCTAACATATCAAGATTTAAAAGATAATTTTTAACAAATTTGATATTTATATATGAATACAACTATCTAATTAGGAGACTATTAATGTCAAAGAAAAAATCATATATGGATAGAAAGAATATCTTATCAGAAAATTGGATAATGGATACTCTCGCTTCAGTATTTTTGTTACCATCAAATTTTGAAAAATATAAAGAGAAAAAACTTGATAGATACGCAAAAAAGATAGAAGCTTCTGATAAAAAAATTGCAAAACTTGAAAAAGAAGTAAAAGATTCACAAGAAGCTTTTTTTAAGGAATTAGAAAAAGATACTGGAGTAAAAATAAAAAGAGAACCAGCTAGACAAGCTATTGAAAAATATTTGAATAAACTAAACAAGAGATAATAAATGGCAGAAGAAGAAAAACCAAAACGAAAACGAATATTTGCGGGTGATACTGATGAGGTAAGAAATCTTAATGACGAAATTAAGAATTCTGCAGAATCTATAAGACAAATGGATGGGGCATCTTTAAATTTAGCAAACACAATTGTACAAATTGGTCGAAGATGGGATGAGAGTAAAAAATATTCTCAAGCAAATGTTGATAAAGCTAAAGAACAATCTAAAGTCGGAAAAATGATGTTGAATGTTATAGTTAATCAAAATAAAGGTAATAGAATTGCAACTAGTATTGCAAAAATGAGATTAGGTTTTGCTAGAATGTTTAATAAAGGATTAGTTGAAAGAAATAAAACATTATTTAAAAATCATGATAAATCACAAGAACTATCTGAAGAAGAAAAAAAACGCGTAAAGTCACAGAAAGATGCTGCAGATCTTGTATCAAGACAATCTAAAGGTATGGCGACTATGCTTGGTTCTGTTATAGGCATATTTGGCATAAGTGGTGGTATACTTGGATTGTTTAAATCATTTTTTGCATTACAAGGAAAAATTGGTGCTAAATTTGGTGCTATTGGAATGCATAGTGAAACACTAAAAAGTAATTTAATGGAGTCTGTACCTAATGCTACTAGAATTGGTAAAGGTATGGATAATCTTGTTGCTGTTACTGATGCACTGTCTTCTAATTTTGGTTTCTCATTAGAAAAAGCTTCTGGACTTTCATTAGAAATTGCTGACACAGCAACAGCGTTAGGTATATCAGATAGTGAAGCTGCTAGTTTATTCGGAACTTTAACTCAAATCGCTGGGGTGAGTGAATCAACCGCGACAGACTTTATGAAACAAACAGCGTTATTGGCTCAGGCTAATGGTGTTGCCCCAAATGCAGTATTACAAGATATAGCCAAATCTTCAGAAACAATTGCAAAATTTACTGGAACAACACCAGATAATCTTATGAAAGCAGCTGTTATGGCGAAGAAATTAGGAACAAATTTAGATACAGTTGGTAAAATAATGGATGGTATGTTGAATTTCCAAGAATCTATTGGAAAAGAAATAGAGGCATCTATATTACTTGGAAAACAATTAAATTTCCAAAAAGCGAGAGAACTAGCACTTAACAATGATATAGAAGGTGCTATGAAAGTTGTACTTGGTCAATTAGGTAGTGAAGAAGAATTTCAGAGAATGAATGCTATTCAAAGAAAATCTTTAGCTGATGCACTTGGAGTTGATGTCGCTACAATGGCTCAAATGATAAGTAAACAAGAAGAAGCTAGAAATTTAAATGATGTAATGGCTGAACAAATGCCACTGGAAAAAATGATAGGTGCTGAAGCATTAGATTCTATGGCAAAAGTTATTAGTGAATTTAAAGCGATTGGTGCTGAGTTAATGGTGACTATTGGTCCTGCTGTGATAGGGGTGATGGAAGGTTTTGCCTCATTTGTGAAAGAGGGTAGTAGGGCAAAAGTTCTAATGGTAGGATTAGCAGCTGCTATGATAGGTTTTGCAATATTTAGTACCATTAGTGCTATAGCTAATATTGTATCTGCATTTTCACAAATACCATTTGGTGTGGGAGTACCTCTTGGTATAGCTGCAGCTGGTGTACTAATTGGTTTAATAGGTACAGCTGCTGCTGTAGTTAGTAGTATTGGTGATGGTGCATTTGGTGCGAATGCTGGAACAAAACAAATATCAACAGGAGAAGGTGAAATATATAATTTAAGTCCAAATGATGATGTTGTTGCTACTCCTAACTTAATAGATTTTCTTGATAATTTATCATTCTCAAATGTTGGGGATTTAAGAATGAAAGGTACCGCATCACCACCACAAATGGAAAGTTTTGATAATCAAACTTTACCAAATGTAAATTATAATGTAAATAGTGCAAATAATCAAATTACTTCAGATGATATGAAAAGTAGTTTTCAAGAAGTGATGAATCCATTATTTAGAGAATTAGGTTCTAAAATTAACACCAACACTCAGGCGACAAATGAATTAAAAGAGGTTCAAAAAGAAGCACCAAGAAAACTTGGAGAGGCTGTATCTGAAAATATGGCACTTAGTAGGTATTAGGAGAAATATTGTGGGTTTAGAAAACTTAAAAAGTATATTTACTGAAGGTATGAAAAAGATGAATAATTCTGATTTGTCTTCTATTCATACTGGTAATAATGTATCTCCATTTACACCACCTTCATTATCAGCTGATAAGTTTAAAAATCAAATTGATAATTTAAGAACTCAAAAAATTACCGATACTCGTGATTATTTAGAGCGTGGTGAATTATCACAAATAACATTTCCACAAGTTGGTTCTGGTGCAAGTGGTAATAATTTTAATAATTTTATGACAACTGATGATTTTCAATCAGTAACTTACGACCCAAGAACACCTGGTGATAGATTTACAATAACTCCAAATCCATATAAAGGTACAAGACTTACAAGAGCTAGTTTATCTCCAAATGGTGATACTGGTATTGGTTTTTTATTTAATGACAAAATTGAATATTCTAATTCTTTTAGAACAATGAATACACCACTTGGATATTTTAGTTCTCCTAATGGAAATGATATAATTGTTGGGGGAAATATTGTCAATCCCGGTGGTTATCCAATTAAACAATCTTCTATGGAAACTTTTGTATCTACAAGAGGTGTAAGACCACCAACATATGAACAAACTTTTGCTGGTGTTTCAGCGATTATTAAAAATGCAATTCCATCTTTTAATGGTTTAACCATAGGACAGAATCATTTAGGAACTGTAGGTGTAGATGGTAATAATTTAATGACAACACCAACCGCTACAAATAAATTGGGTGGAAGGTCTTGGGAAGAACTTTATAATTCAAATCATACAGCTAAAACTGATATGGGTTATCACTATTCTGCTTTTGTTGATAAAGGTAATTTAGATATTAGACACACATCAGGTACAGGTAGTCCTGATAGGGGTGATGAGCCATATGTAATTTCAAAGATTGGTAGTGGAAGACATAGACACAGTACTCGTTATAAACCTTTAAGGAGAGCGAGAACTGATGCACAAAGATTAATAAGATATCATAGGTCTAGTTCTGGTGTGTCAAACTTTCTTGAAAATATGGTATTGTGGAATAAAACTGATATTCCTGTGGTGATGGATAGTAAAAAGAAAGGAAAAAGAAAAGGTACTAAAAAATTAATTGGAGTTCCTCAGAGATTTGAAAATGATTATAATCCTCTCGCGAACATTCTCTATCAAACTCAGAGACTTCGTGGTTCATCATTTGGACCTACAAAAATAAGAAGGTCTGGAAAAGGTTTGTTTCGTGGGGGTATTAGTGATGTTGATAGTTATGAAGCTTTAAAGGCGAAAAAACTAAAATTTGGTAAAGATACCAATGTTAGTGTTAGAAGTATGGAAAGGGCAAGTAACTATGTTCAGTCATTTACTGAAGCTGAAAAACAACAAAAAAAGACTGACAGAAAAGGAAGAGTATCTCATAGACGAAGATTTGGTGATGTATTAACCTTAACTCCATTGATAACTCATGAAAGTGACATAGCTAAAGCTGATACAGTTAGAAGAGTTCCTACAATAGATGCTGATAATAATATAGTTCATACTACAGGTGATGATAAAATTGCTAAAACTGGTTATGTAGAAAAATCAGGACTTCCATTTTATTTTAAAGATTTAAGAGATGACACTTATGTTATATTTAGAGCGTTTCTTGATGGTATAAATGAAAATATTGTACCAACATGGACACCTCAAGATTATATAGGTAGAAGTGAACCTGTTTATTCATATCAAAAAACAGAAAGAGATATTTCTTTTAATCTTAAATTATATGCACAGAATCCAGAAGAATTGGATGCATTATATAAAAAAATGAATAGATTAACATCAATGTGTTATCCACAATATGCTCCAGATAAAACTGTAACAAGTGACCAGGGTATGAACACTAATAAACAAATACCTGCTATTAGAGCAAAACCACCATTGGTTAGATTTAGAATGGGTGATTATTTTGGAGGAAATGGTGGTGATGTTAATATGATGTTAGGTTTTATTAAAAGTATATCTTATACTGTTCCTGATGAGGGTGTATGGGAAACTGAACTTCATATCCAAAAACCAAAGTATATTACAGCTGCTATACAATTTCAAGTGATACACGAACAAGTACCAAGTTATATGACTCAATTTTATGGAAAAACATTGGGTGGTGGTTCAGTTATAGAAAATACTGTAGGGGAAGTAAACTCTGGTGGATTTGGGGATAAAGTACCAAAAGGAAAAAATGATAAGGAAGTTGGTACAGAGATACCATTAACTGAAGGTGGATTTGATCCATTCTCTGTAGTTTAAAATAGGAAATTAAAATGTCTAAAAGATATGAAAATACATTAACAAAAATAAATAAAAAAAATAACCGAGTAGGTTATGAAACTACTATTTATCCAGATATAGAGGAAAAAGACAGTGATA